ATCGAACCCATCAGGCTCATCAGCACATAAAACACCATTATCCACAACAAAATTAGACAAAACACCAAGAACATCCTTCGTATGCTCTTTAGTAATATTAATCGTGGATGTTTTACTTGCCACACGCTCCAAATCTTTAACTGTGAACTTCACAGGCTTCTTTAAACCTGCATCACTATAATCAAATTCACCAGTTTCAAAAATAGTAATCATAAACCCACTCCATTTACATTAACAACGCATAATAGTCTGCAGAATAAATATTCTCAACAGGCTCGAGGATACACCTACCATGAGGATGGTCTAATTCCCAATCATCTATTCTACGAGGTGGTTCTCTACCTTGAGCAATACACCAATCACAGACTTTCTCATCATTCATATGATACCACTTAAAAAGTGCATCATCACCATAAACAAATTTTAACACCCTACGATGAGATTTTTCTTTAGCATAAATCAGATTATTACCCACACCATCGATAATCTTCTGAACAGCTCTTTTAAAGTTCGGGATGATGCTGAAATCACCTTTACTCATATTATCATTAAAGAACTGTGCCTTAACCTTCAACTCATCTCTTAACTGGTTCACCAAGCCAGTTAAACTCATCACCATAATTGGATACATACTCGTATCCTGTTCAACATACCCCATGATTGGTATATTCCACTCAATCAACTCTTTTAACAAAGAATCCCAAACAGCAGAATCCACTTTAGCTTCAGCAGTTGTTAACAATTCAGATTGGAATGAATCCATGATTTCATCAATCTCGTCCACAATATCTTGTGGAGTCATAGATGATAACAAACGATACCTTTGCTCTAACAACATTAAAACAGCAATTAACACTAATCGTTCATCAGATTCAAAATATGAAGGAGGAGCAAATGTTAAATCATCATCCTCATCCTCATAATACTCATCTATCGTTTGTAATTGTTTCACCATCTAATTCTTCCCCTACTTCTTCAGATTCATCATCCTCTTCAAGATAATTAGTATCCAAGTCCGCATCACCAGTCATAAAACTAATATAAGCAGAACCTTCCTCTTTACCAATCCTTGCAAGTTCAGGATTAATCAAATCTCTTTCCAACCATTCTTTAAGGAACTCTTGGCAAAATTCTATGAAAAGCACGTGTCCTGTTTGTGGGTCAGTTAACTGCACTTGTGCAGTGCTTCTATTTGAAGACTCACTACTGTACAATGATTCAGGAGTAATCAAACCCTCAAACAAAAGACTCTTCAAGGATTTCATGTACTCCTCAATCTTCGGAAGCACATTATCACCAACAACATCTAACTCAATACCATAAGGAATAGTAATAACTCCTTTACGGTGATAATTGGATAATTCATCAGCAATATCATCTCTTGCTTTTTTATCCATCTTGGTTTCTTTACGATTCTCATTACCAATCGTAGCAACCATAACATTAGCGGATTTGAAAACAATAGATGGCATCATACGAGCAAGACTATCCATATAATAAGCAATATCAATTACATTACGAACCAATGATTGACCATTACCATCTATTTCAATAAGACGAGGATTACTAATCTCATCCGCATCAAAAACAACAGTAACAATATCTTCTTCCTGGAAGTCTTCCCAAAACTCCATACCTTTCCAGTTCTTCAAAGCAGACTTCTTAACAACCAATTGTTTGTAACCAACTAATTGACTATTCTCATCATAAATCTTCTTGATTAAAGCCTTCTCACCATCAAAAGCCAACAATCTCAAATCATGATGACCATCAACAACAATCTTCTCATAGAAAGGTTCACCATCAACAATAGCCTTCCACAAACACTCATAAGCCTTACCTTTCAACCGCCAAATCTTATCCATCTCAACGATATGATCCACAGCCTCCTGGTCATCACCAACAACAATAAAAGAAGAAATAGTTTTCATTATCAAGTTATTGATAATACCATAAGTAGTAGGGAAATTCGCTGCCTTCCTACAATTCTTAATAGTGGGTTTGATTTTAGGAGGTGCAAACTTAACCCAATCCTCACTTCTTTTATCATGAATGGTGGTGGTAATATCATCGACACCTACATTATGAACACGATTAGGTTCGACATTTTTTAAAGTAACTTCTGTTCTTCTAAATCTATCTAAAAAACTCATTAGTAAATATACACCTCGCTCAAGTCGAATCCACTATTCGGTGAATACTCGCTTAAACTTCCACGTACACCATAGCAACAATAACACAAAGCATCGACTGCATGGTCATTCTTTTTGATTGGTTTGTCAAGAATATTCCCATCTTTGTCTTTATCCCAAGAATAATCAGGTAACTCACGAATCAAGTTCTCACAACTCGGATTAATATGAATGCGAGTAGAACGAGTAGTTTCAATCTTCGCATTAACATCTTTTACAGAAGGTTGTGTGAACAAACCATGCTGATTAAACACTTCAATACGGTCAGGAGAAGCAGCATCAGCATAAACACAATCAATATCCTCAAAACCTAAACCATGACTATGCAACAACACCTGAATCCTTGATAAGAAATCCTCATTAGTCATTTCAGGAGCATAAACCTCACCAAGAACATAACACTCATCATCATACCAACCACACAACAAGAAACAGGAAGGAACATTCCAACCATAATCGATTCCTGCAGTGTAAAAATTGAAATAACTCCTATTATAACCTACATCCCAATTATTAGTGAAAATCTGTTTAGAATCAGTAATCCACTCACCTAAAGTATGAGTACGCCACTTATCATAATCCGTTTCCTTTAAATCCTCATAAACCTTCTTCTGCTTTTCAGGCAAATACGGATTATCCAAATAACTAAAATGAATCTTATTAAACTCGGAATCATCAGCATGGTTAATATAAAACTCCTTATACAACCAATGAGTCTTTCTTTGAGGTTGAACAACCAACAACATCTGACCATAATGTTCCTGTGATATTTTATGCCTAATCCTCAAATCCAACTCAACATAAACATCCTTACTGATTTCCTCTGCCTGCTCAACATAAACAAAATCAAGATTCAGACTTCTCAACTTCTCATCAGAGTCTGTTGGAATAAACTCAATCGTAGAACCATTATCCAATGTAATAACACCATCAGACTTGTTCTCCGAATAAACAATGTTATACTTAACCAACAACTCACGAATCTCTTTCCAAGAAGTCTTCTTCAAAGAAGGAAGAGTCTGTCTAAAAACACCAATCCTCGCACCAGGAAACTCCAAACCATAAAGAATAACTTTAGTACAAGCAAAAATAGTTTTCCCTGAACCAGCTGAACCCATAATCATCAAATGACGAGTATTATTACCCATATGCTCATACTGCTTATCAGTTAAAACTAATTGTGCCATAACTATTCTTCTTTATCCTCTTCTTTATTAGCTTCAGAAAACTTAACAATCTCAATCTTCTGTGTATTATCCACTTTAACTTCCTGACGCTCCGTTTTCTCCCAACGCTTCGGAAACTTCCTTGACAACATCCACTGCATCACACCAGTATTACCAGTTTCCATAGAATCATGCAACATCTCAACAATATCAGTTTCAGACTCCGCTTTAGCCATCTCCATCTTCTCATAATACTCATCATAAGGCTTAATACCCTTCTTACCTTTACGCATCCAAGTCAAATGAGTATTATAATTCAAACCCGCAGCAACAATCGCAGGCTTAACATAAGAACCTTTACGAATCAACCTCAAAGCCTTATTAATCTTCCGATAATCCATATTCTGCGGCTTACCATTCCGTCTTTTACCAGTCTTCTTTGAAACTTTAGGTTCATCAGGAGAAATCTCTACACCATTCTCATCAACATCAACATCCGCCGACCTCGAATAACCAACAGCCATTACAAAATACCTCCAACGAACAAAGCAAGAACATCAAAAACAATAACAATCAAAATACCAGTAACAATATACCATAATCGTTCATCAAGCTTCGCAATCTCACTACGAATCAGAGCATCATTCTCCTTCCTCTCATTAATCTCCATCATCTGATTCGCAACCAACTGCTCTTGATACTTAACCACTTGACCATTCGTTTTATCCTTAATACCTAACCGTACCTTAATATCAGTGAGATCCGTTTGTATTTTATCCAACCTGTCTTCGTGTTTATCAATCATGTCCTCATGCTGCTCAAGAATCTTATCCAAGACTATGCACCTTCACTATCATCCTCACATGACTGAATGACAGTGTCAGTAACATCATCAGACTTAACAACATCATAGCCTTCTTTAGTGAAGATTTTTGATAAATACCTTTCATTCAAATACATCAGCACATAAAAAATCAGAACCGCTAACGCACCAATCATAGCATTACCAGTAACCGCATCAACACCTAATGAAGCGAAAACCGGCATTAAAAAAAAAGTTAAAATCGTAGTTATATTAGCTTTAATATCGTAATCCATAATAAACCTCACAAAATTTAGGTGTGCTTAAATTTTCACCATGAACAAGTTACACTTGAAATGGTACTTCCAATTTCACCAACAAAAACCAAAAAACACATCAAAAAACACACACAGAACAACCAAAAACAACCACTTTTAACCCAAAATGATACAAAAAATCACCGAAATGATACAAAAATTCACTGAAATGATACAAAAATCACCAAAAAGTTACACTTGAAATGGTACTTAAAACCGTTCTCCGAGCGTATTTTATGAAAACAAGACCAAACAGACAGAATCGCCTATTTGAC